TGTCCAAAGCTTCTATACAGGAGTGGAGAAACAGGGTTGGAGAAGCAGAAGCAAATAAAATCTCTACACAAGCTTCACGAAGAGGAACAAAAACGCATAAGATTATCGAAGACTATCTGCAAAATAAGCAAGATTATTTAAGCGGACATTTTCCAGATAATATTGAATTGTTTAAGTCAGTTCAATCTATTTTAGATATTCATATTGGTGATATATATGGACTTGAAGTTTCTTTATGGTCTAAAGAGTTGGGCGTGGCAGGACAATGTGATTGTATAGCAGAATATGATGATGAACTTTCTATTATAGATTGGAAAACATCATCAAAACCCAAACGTGAAGAATGGATTGAGAGTTATAAATTACAAGGTACTGCTTATGCTAAAATGTATGAAGAAAGAACAGGAATTAAAATATCACAAGTAGTAATTGTAATAGCAGTTAGTGACAATGATCCACAAGTATTCTTTACTAATCCAGATGAACATATTGAAAGATTAAAAGAAGTTATAAAAAATGCTGAAGTCTAATAGTACAGAGATGCAAGATTTATTTGCATATTATGTTATAAATTCTGAAACAGGAACTTTTTTAGATTTGGGAGCGGGTGGTAGAGAACCTGAAATTGCTAGTAATCTCGGAAGTAATACTTATCTATTAGAATCAATTGGTTGGACAGGTACATTAGTTGATATAAGAAGTATTGCTATAGATTGGTTTAAAGAAAATAGAAAATCATCATCATATTGCATGGATTTATCTAAAGAGGAAAGTATAAATGAATTATCAAATATTATTGAATTTCCAGTTGATTATATTTCTTTTGATATTGATAGAGCATCATTAAATTGTTTAAAATGTTTTGTTGATAAAAAATTACATTTTAAATGTATGACATATGAGCATGATCAATTTAGATTTCAAAATAATTTATCAACAGAAAGAGATATATCTAGAGATATGATTAGAAGTCTTGGTCCAAATTATGAACTTTTGTTTTCTGATGTTTTTTGGATGGGCCCAGGTCATAGAGATTATCACGATGGAAACAGAATACATTTAAATTATAGTTCATTTGAAGATTGGTGGATTAATTTAGATTATATCGATGAAGATATTATGGAAATTTCATCTACAGAAATTCTTTATAGTGATTGTATTTCTAAACTTAAAGATTACAGAGAGAATAAATAATTATGATACTGTCTGAAGTATTCAGATAGCAATTAAGACCTCGGTTCGACTCCGAGCATCTCCACCAAGGAGCAACAAATGGATGACATGGGAGTTATCATGTTGTGGGTGTTTATTCTTAGCATGATAATTGGATTCTATTATATCCTAGAAATTATTCTTGTTACTTGATGGGGATGTCGTGGAATTCGATTGATTGTGAAGTTGGGTATTAGGTATCCGGTGAGCGACTACCGAAAATGTGCATAAACATAATCGCAAATAATAACGATTATTCTTCAGCTTCTGTAGCTTTGGCTGCATAAGTTCGATGGGTTTTGTGGTTGTACCTGGAAACAGAAACAACCACTCAAATCTTATAAATAGGGGAAAAATGGTATAATATTATATATTAAGGAGAGAGATGAGTAGAAATGAAATGAAAGATTGGATTGTTATGTCCTTAGCTTTCGGGACAGTAGTATTATTGTTTGTTATTACTCTTGGAGACTTTTATATTGCAATGCAAGAGAATAGAGAACCAAGTAAAGATGTTATTAATTTATTGTCAATGGCAATAACAGGTATTGTTGGTATCATTGCAGGTTTTATTTCTGGTAAAAATGCTGCAGATCAAGCTAAACAAGCACAACAACCGCCACCATCTACATGAAAAAATTAATAGTTTTTATATTACTTCTGACCGGATCTTTAGCATTCGGTCAGACTCACGGTGACGTGACATTATCACAATACGCAGACATTAAAAAGCATTTTTCAAATGATGTTTGTGACCAGATATTGACAGATACTTTCACAATATGTTATGATCATAAAAGAAAATCACCTATTGCAGTTTACACGGAAGTAACTGCAAAAACAGTTGATCTTCTAAACATAGATCCGAGACCACCATTTTTTACTGATAAAAGATTAGATAAAAAAGTTGCAACTAATACTAAAGATTATAATAATACTGGTTATGATCGTGGTCATTTAGGTGCATCAGATGCATCACATGATTGGTCAAAGAAAACTTTAAAAGCAACTTACAGTATGGCTAACATTGTTCCTCAAACTAAAAGAGCAAATAGATATAAATTTGTATCTTTAGAAAAGTTGGAACGTGAAAAGGCTGTTAAACATGGTGTTTTAGAAATGTTGACATTGGTTTATTTTAATGATAGACCAAAGAAAATTGGTAAAAGCAAATTAGAAGTTCCTTCTGCATTTGCTAAGATATTCACTGCTAAGAATCATAGGGAATGTTTTTTTGTTTGGAATACAGATGAATATGACAGCAAAATTGGGAAAGATCCTTACACCTATAAAGTAGATTGTAAAGATGTTTTTTCTAAATGGGGAACAGTAGTTGGAAAAGCGGAAGGATGGACACCTGATAATAAAATCGCATTAGAATCTTTACTTGAAAAATATATTGTTACTGAAAGTAATCAATCAAAAACAGGTATAGCATCATCATTGCTAAACGCATTAAGATCGGAATAATGTGGGACTTTTTCAAAGACATAAAGATCGGGAAGATGATGGTAAAATAAATACTCCCAAAGAGATGGTTGATTTTGAAGAACGTGCACTATGGGAACATAGACCAATGGAAGCTTTAAAGTATGAAAGAATTGAAAGAAGAAAACTATTAAATTGGTTTGCTAGATTTTCAATATCAATAGCAAACGCTATAACTTTTATATTTCTTGTGTGGCTTTTATTTTTTGCAGACCTTAAAGATGGCCATAGGGATTTAGTTAATATTATGGTTGGTGCTTATGTTGGTGTTCTTGCTAAATCTACGGACTATTGGTTTAAGGATAAGGAAGATTCTGAAGATAAAGAAATGGCTGATCATAATGAAAATGCAAAACAAGCATTACAAAATGGAAAAGATAAAGAAGAAGAATAATGGCATATTCAGATAAGGTAATAGACCACTATGAAAAACCGAGGAATGTGGGTTCTCTTGATACCACTGACAATAACGTTGGTACTGGTCTTGTTGGAGCGCCTGAATGTGGTGATGTGATGAAACTACAAATTCAAGTAGAGAATGATAAAATAGTTGATGCCAAATTTAAAACTTTCGGTTGCGGGAGTGCGATTGCAGCAAGTTCTCTCGCAACTGAATGGGTCAAAGATAAAACTATAGATGAAGCAATGGAAGTTTCAAATGTAGAAATAGTTGAAGAATTATCTTTACCACCTGTCAAAATACACTGTTCTGTTTTAGCAGAGGATGCAATCAAATCAGCAATCAGTGACTATAAAAACAAACAAATAAATACTTGACATTTAACATTTTATTTGTTATTATATTAACTCAATTGAAATACTTAATGCCTAAAACTACTAACAAGAAAAAAACTATGCTTAATTTGAATGATAGGACAATTTTTAATGAAAAAATAAATCACTTAGTTAAAACTACTGACATGAATTATCTTGATGCAATATTATTTTATTGTGAAGATAAGGGACTTGAACCAGAAACTATTAAAGGTTTAATCAGTGCTGAAAATAAAGAAAATTTGAGAACTGATGCTGAGTCTTTAAACTTCTTTCCAAAGACTTCAAAACTTCCTATTTAAAAAATATTATTCTTCTAATTGTTTTCTAATATTAATTTTCATATATAGTGGTATGAAAGTAAGTAAAAAAGCAAAACTTATCAAGAAGGTACAGAAGATGGAATTAAATAATCCTGTTATTCAGACCTTACTTGGTCTGGTAGTATTTTATATTGGTCTTAAAATGTTTTCTGGTGGAATGAAAGCCATGGGTAACATTGACCACCTTCAATGGTTTTTAGGAAATCCAATCTATATGTTTTTTGGTGGTATTGTCATGACTCTCTTATGGCAATCCAGTTCTC